TCTTGCCATCACATGTTGTGACGGTTTCTATTGGTCTTTCAAAGGACACAGTCTTTTTCAGCTCTTCTGCTGCCAATTTCTTAGCATCTTTCTTGGTAGTTGCTTTACCCTCTGCGGTAAGAAACGCGGTTGGCGTTTCTACTTCGAGGTTACAAAACCACACACCTTCTAGTGGTGTGTAGGATTCGTCGTAGTGTCCATGTAATTGGTGACGGTTTAGGTAGTCGTTCAACCATGAAGTGGCCATAGTGAAATTTTTGTTTGTTCTTTTCGTGTTGGAATTAACAGAATAGATTTTATTTTGATTTATTGGGTTACCAGTTTCCTGAAAAACTGGTGAATTTTCGAAGCCAAGTACATACATCCTGAAAAATTGTCTGTACTGGGTGTAGGTATACATTTCAGGTGTTAGATTATAATATCTGATTAATTTCAGACAGCGCTCTCTAATTTCATTGTAGATTGGTTCTGGATGAAGTGATGCTTCAAACAGTGCAACACTGATGTTTTGATTTATCTTCTCAGGGGTTTCTTCGGTAACATAGAAAAGACTTGTTTCAATTGAGGATCGTTTGAGTGCCGGGTATACAATTCCATCTTTTACTATGTACTCCCGAGAACAAAACGAAAGTGCTCCGTCTTGTTTCGCTGGAGTGAGTCTAAGATTAAATAGTGCGGCGTCTTGCTTTAAATCTTCAAATGTGATCCCTAAGTCCATGCGTCTTATACAGTCATCACCTAGAATTTTCATGGTAACTCCTGTCATAATCTCATCGTATGTAGGTACACGTAGATTTTCCTGTTCAAACTTGCGAATGAATGTGTACCAAGATGTTACATGCACACAGAAGCAATTTAACATTGTCGTTACATATGAGCCAGATTCATTACCACCATTAACGGTGTAAAGATGTCCGTCCATATTGTGTATCGTAAAACTGAGGGTTTTTGCAATAGCCTCCTGAACTGCAGGTGGTTTGTTGTATAGTGTGGTGCGTACGAAACGGTGGATCAAGAAGTCAGGGATGGTCTTGTCGAGGCCTTCAAAGTCGGTGCTGATGAGGGCTCCCACGCCTCTCTCCATCTGACGGTTGTAGTGTGTAGCGTCTAGGTACGGATTATACCCAATGGCGTAGATGCAGTCGACGTGGTTCGTGATCATACTCTCAAGGATGTATC